CACCTCCAGATGCCGTAAAGTTTACACCTCTCCAAACTTGAGTTGTTTCGTATGAAGTATTTGTTAAACTTGAAACAAAAGGATTACCAAGTTTAAATATCATTTCAGGAGAACCACCAGTTTGTAACAATGTATCTCCATTGGCAGTATTACCAAATTTACTTGATATGTCAATCTCTGCTCTACCTATAATATTTGATGGATAGGTTCCTGGAGTTGCCAAAGACATTAAAGATTCTACGTGCGTTAAATTGAAATTTAATGCGAATGTTGTTGTAGAATCTGGTGTTGTGGTAAAATTCTGGTTGACTGTTGCAATCTTAGAAGAACCATTATAACCAATAATATTCCTAATATCACCAGCACCAGTACCACCCGTAAGAGTAATTGATACTCCAACATAGGCATCGTTTTGTGATGTGTATGTGCTTGGTAAAGTAATTGTGGCCGCTGTTCCTGACTGAGCAGTACCTGTGGCAGTATTACCAACTAAATCATTTACAAAAGCTTTGTAAACGTAAGAATTTGCATTTGCAGAGGCGCCAGCAGTACGGTCATAAGTTAAATTTCTAATATAACCAGTAGAAACTAATGTTGATTTATATGCAGCCGAAGAATCCACATTTACTCTTGAAATAGGAACACAATGTAAATCAATCTGTTGTGTTCTTGTGATATCGAAGAAAGATGTGTTAGAACCATTTACACTATTAACGTAGAAATAATTACCTACATCAAAATATACTGGATTATTATTTTGTGTTTCTGTTGTTCTTGCTCTGTTAGTAAGAATATCAAGTTGAATAGGGTTTTCTATTCTGTAACCATGAACATAGGCAATACCTTTACCAACACTCATTGTATACTTATTTTCATTTGTTGAATAGGTTTTAGGAGTTAATTTAAAATCATTAACTACATAGTCACCATTTGTTTCATAGTCCCGTTTAGCAAAATAGTCATCGATAACATTGTAAACTGAACCATCAACAATCTTGGCAATACTACCGTTTTCAACACGAATTAACTCGATAAATCCATCATCATCACCGAAGGTTAGTGGCCTAGATTCTAATGTTAATTTAATTACATACCTATCGGCACCAGGGGCTTGATAGTTTGAAGCACCAACAGCAGGATCCAACAAAGATGTGTCGTTGATATAATCGTATACAGTCTCAAAAATGTTTAAACCAACTCGAGCATTCGGTGAACTACTATACTTACTTAGAACAGTAGTTTGTGGATTAACTTGAACAAATGAACCATATGATACTGTAATACCTTCAGTATTTTTATAATTTGATGAGATATAAAACACACCTTGGTCAATAGAAGCTACCGAACTATTACCAACAGCATCAGCTTCGGTACTAACCTGTGCAAAAGTATTGGTAAGTGAAATTTTTAATAATGAATTTGCAGTAAATCGATTACCTGAATTATATGAAACTACTAAAGTTGGAGGATCACCAACACCAGTTTCACCGGTTCCAGGTACTATACCTAAAACACGAGCAGTAATTAAACCAGTTGTATCTTGAATTAATTGGCCAGCAAATAAATCCAAATCAATTGTAGTCCCTTGATAACTTGATTGAAGTTTAATATAATTACATAATAAATTTGTTGTAACTTGGCCACCAGTTACCGGAGAATTTTGTTTAAAGATATTATCGGCAAACTTAGTAATCTGGTCTTGCAAGATTGTTTGCGCTTGTGTTAATTCTCTGGCTTGTACGGCGAAACCTGGCTTAAAAAGAATTCTGTGATAATTCTTTGAAGCATCAAAGTCATCATACCATGGGGCAACGTTAAAATTCAGAGGCATTTTATTCCTTTAATATCCTAATACAAACTTGAATTGTTCAGTACCATCATCACTTCTTTCTATGCTATCTCTATTTTCTATATAGGTGATATAACCGGAGTTTATAATGATGTCTGTTGAGTTATTACTTAATAATGTTCTTACTGTTCCTGTCGAACCATATAGTGGCGAACTTAATGATGGAGTGCCTTGTGTATTTATTAGCTTAACCAGATTGGCTCCTTCATCAAAACTAAGTACCGTTCCTGAATATACTATAGTGGTTGATCCTGCAGGAAACACTTGATAAACAGTTTCGGATGAGTTAAACAAACCAAAACCAGCAGAAACAAACACTTCAGTATAAGCTTTATAAATGGCAGCATTAGCGAGTGCTGGATAGGTACTTCTTGCTGAAGGACTTGCTATCAATCCAACTTGGCGATACTTAATATCTGTTGGAATAAATCCATTTTCAGTACCATTAAATTCTGCGGTAATCATAATCCTAGAAGCTCCTAATTCGGTGGCAGGATTAAACCCATGGCCACCTATAGGAGACACAGGAGAAGTCAGGATTGCGCCTGAACCTTGAGTCGCAGTAATGAGTGAAGTATTTGCTACAGTAACCGTGGCCGTTGCGTAAGTGTAGTTTGTACCAGGATTAGTAACCGAAACATCTGTGATTTGTTTATATGTTAATGATTGTGTATTTGAATCAATTATTGCTGTGGCATTAGCCCCAGTACCATCACCTGTGATTACAATACTAATAATTGAGTTTTGTGTATCGTAATTATTACCTCGATTAATAACATTAATAGCATCAACACTTCCTGTGCCAGATGAAGATAATAATGGGTTTGGTATATTGGCGGTAACGGGTACTGGCATCCAAAGGATATCCATGAACTTATTTTTACGTCCAATATCTATTGTGTAAATGTATTTCCATTTATACCCATCATCACCGTAAAATATATTATTAGTTTGATAACTTCCCGGTTGAAAAAATGGTTCATTTATCGATGCAGCACGATTTGAATTCCATAAACATTTGAATACTTGGTCGTATCTGTTCTTAACGTAAAATGTGTATAACAAATAACCATTTTGATCCAAAGCATACATATCTGCATCATCAACATAAGCATCATATATGTAACCTGATTCCCAATCGTTTCTTTGAATTACTGGAGAAATATCATTTGTTGTAATCCTTTTCATTACAAAAATATCTTTGTAAGTCGATTTTAAATATCTTTGAGTTTGTAACGGCACCTCAGGTACTGTATCATCAGTCCAAGGAGTTACTCTACCTAAGAAACAATACATTGTTTGTATTGATTTACCATTAGGCAATATAGAAACCGGCGCATAGAAATCTTTTTCTATCTCAGAATAGTTTTGATAATATGTAAGTTTATTTTGATTTGCCATAGTTTATTTATTATGCGTGAATGATGGACACAAAGGTATTTCCTAAATCATTATAGAATGATGTGTATCTGGCAAAAATACTTGAAGTGGACGGAATTGCATATGATATATTATTCGCTGTTGAATTGATAGCGGAACATCCATGTACAAAATTCCTGCTTTGACTTGAGTTATTTGTTATCCACATTTCAACTACTTTACCAGCAACATAATTGATATGAGTTACCGATATATCAGCAGAACAATTGGCCCGAATCAATGAGTTGTTAGCAAAATCAACCACAATGGCTGTCTGAGCACCAGGATAAGTTGTTGGTGTGTAAATGAAACCTTTTTGTGGTTCTACCGTGCCGACAAATGTTACTGTATTAGCATTAAATGTGGCAATTTGAGTAACAGTATTTGTACCATTTTTTGCACTATATAATTCTATTCTAGAACCACGAGCAACATCGGTGAAATTTTCTGTTGCGACAACATCAATTCGAGATACTCCATTTGATGCATATCCAGTTGATCCATAAGCATTACTAGAAATTCTTAGTAACACATCATTATTTTGTGATGCTGTAGGTGATGCAACTGTACCTCTAGAAGCTCGACCATCTAATGCTGCATATGAATTGGCACCATAACTATCAATAACTATTCTACTTGGTATATTATCTTTACCTGTAATGTGTAACATATAACCATCACTTGATGGGTTTGATTTTGTACCTGACGATGAACCAACAATTTCAACTAAAGCATTTGTTGATGGTGTTGATGAACTGATGGTAGAAATTATATTAGATGTTCTAACTGCACCAGTAATATTAACGGCACCACTAAATGATGTTAATACTGATTTAATATTGTCCACAGAGAATGTGGTGCCTGTAGTATTGGCAACTACGTTACCTGATAATACAACAGAACCGGCAGCAATTGTTCCTGTGTTTGGTGTTAATGTGATATCACCACCACGGCCACCAAAAGCACTAGCACCAGAATTAACATATACTGCACCACCTGTAAAACCACCAATGTCGGCACCAGGTTGAATGTAAATATCGTTTAGATTATTAACACCAGCTGAAGTTTTAATAACACCAGTAGATTGGAATGTTACATCATTATTAATAAAAACAAAGTTTGTTGTAACATTACCAGCAACAGTTAAACTACCACCAAATGAACCTGTTGTATTTGCTAAAGCATTGTTTGCTTTATCGTAGGCACCTTGTGTGTAAGTATTCTGTGTGTTATTGATTGCTTGAATGTAAGTAATATTGGCACTCAAGTTAGTGGCCGTAGTGTTTGCTTGATTGAAAGCGGCCTGTGCTAAACCAGTCGTTGCATTGGCTAGATTGAAGCCAGCCTGAGCAGAACCTGTGGCAATATTTGCTTGTGTGTATGCTGATGTTGAATAGTTATCAACACCAGAAATTCTAGTGTTCTGTGTAGCATCGATACCAAATATCAATGAGATATTAGCATTTGCTTGATTGTTGATTGTTTGTAAATAAGATATGCTATTGTTTTGTGTAGTATTAACACCAAACAATAAATCTATACTAGAATTGGATTGATTGGCCACACTTTGTAAATATGAAATAGAACTATTAGCGTAATTAAAAGCCACTTGAGCTAAAATACCTGAAGCATTTGCTTGTGTATATGCTGACGTTGAATGACTATCAACACCAGTAATTCTAGTGTTTTGTGTAGTATTAATGCCATATAGGTACGAAATGTTTGCTGAGTTTGTGTTGGCGACAGCAAAACCTGCTTGTGAATAGTTTAATGTGGCAGCCGATGTTCGTTGTATAGAACCATCAGAGAAAACAATATATGATTGTGTGTTTAATGATAGTCCGTTGGCGGTCATTGAACCAAC